AGGAACCGGGAATCCAACGATCTTCAGACTGGCCCACTACTGGAAGTAGCTCCTTAAGCCCGACTTTAGATACATTGACATTAGCGGTGGTGCTTGCGTTGACTGCGTTGGGGTTCGCCATGGTACACGGCTTCGGAAGAACTGGCGGATGGGAGAGGAAGGTCTTTGGGAGGAGGATCTGGAGAAGCTAAAGATTGGACGGGTGGTGATATCTCGGTGAAATAGATATCAGATTGACCCAAGAGAGCAGCTAAGACAGGGGTGGGAGCAAGATCGGCCCGGTAAAGGAGGAGACTGAGGACGGCCTTGTGCAAGAACGTGACCACAGCATTCGAAGGCAGCTCTTGCGGTAGCCTTGATTGTGTTCCCTGTGTGCGTTGCGGGGTGGTGGAAGGAGGCATCGAGGCAGGTAATCGTGTAGGTGCGCGAGTGGTCTGGGCCGGTAAATCGGTAGTTGAACGCGATGCCGCAGTAGGTCGTGATTCCGGATCCGGAGATGACGGGGGGGTCTCTGGTACCAGACTGCTGACCCGGGTTGGTTGCCTGAAGCGTGCGAACGAGTTGGCGTAACTCATTGATGGTCTCCTGCTGGGCGCGACAGATGTTCGAGTAGTTCATAGGTGATGGGTGGATGATCGGAGGAGCGTTGACCTACGTACAGATTGAACAATTGAAGCACCAAATGAATGTTCGGCTGATCCCAGACGCCAGGAAGGGAGCCAAGGAGATCAGAAAAGGTGGGGTCAGAATGGCGAAAGGCAGACCGGATGCGCAAAAAGAGTGGACGTCGCCCGGGAGCGAACAGATTAATGAGAGGAGTGAGGGCGGCGTTATAAGTGCCGAGAAGAAATCCGGGGATAAAAGAGTGGTGTTTGGTGAAGTAACGGCAGTTGAGATCGAAAGCTTCGAGCTGCATCTCGGAAAGCAACTCAGGGTGAGTCAAAATGGTCTTGTAACCAACCAAATGCTCAAGATAATAACTACCAAGGACTTCGGAAAGATTGTTGGTGACATCGTGGTAGACGAGTCGTAAATGAAGGAGGAGGGGGTCTTTGAAGACACCGCGGGAAGACACAACAAGAGAAACGAAAGAGGGCTGTCGAGAGATCTCGTATTTTTGGGGTGGTGAAGTCTTGTGGAAGCGGAAAGATTCACCGGGGTCTATGAGCTGATCGTTGTAAGTGCGGTCATCGCCCACGACCAACAAGGAACGAAAGTCGGGGGAATCCACAGGTGCGTGGAGGTTGCGGAGCGTCTGTGGATGACGAAGTAGGAAATCAGCAATATTATAGTAAGTGTTACCGTCCAGCGTAAACCACTCTCCAGATAATCGAAGAATAGCAAGATGGCCCAAGAAACATGTGGTATCAACCTTGGTACGTACGTACTCTTGGATCAATGGTTGGGGG